TTTACCTGTACTAAGTTAGAGTATGACGGTCGCCGTATACGCAGTGTAACCATAAAGGTCAAAAGCACGGGAAAAGAGCACACTTTTTCTCATGATACCTCGATTATCGAACCTGTGGAGACCAACGCGCAGAAAGTGAACGAAACGGAATTGAAAGAATTGCGTGAAACACTATCGAAAACACAGACTGACTGGGCGTTGAGTAGGTTTAGGGTCAATGATTTGAGCGAGTTGACTTCGGATCAATGCGAGCAGATTCTATCAGCGTTAGAAAGGAGAAAGACCCAGAATGAGTAGTACGTTGTTTGAGTTACAAGAGGATTTTCTTTGCCTTTATGAAATGGGCGAGGATGAGGAAGCTTTCAAGGACTCCCTTGAATCATTGGAATTTGACCTTGAAAACAAGGCCGAGGGTTATGTTCACCTTATGAAACAGCTTGAAATGGAAGCCGACAAGGCTGACGAGGTAGCAAAGCAATTTAGCGCTAAAGCAACCGCCCGGAGGAACAATATCAAAGCCTTAAAAAATCGGCTTAAATCTTTCATGGATGCCACAGACAAGAAGAAAATCCCGGCGGGCGATTTTACAATCGTTTACAAGAAAAATGGAGGGCTGCGACCGCTTTACTATGACGAGAGTAAAGTCCCGCAAGACTTTATTGAAAACAAGCCCGAAATCAACAAGAAAAAGATACGGGACTACTTGAAGGATCATGACGTGCCGTGGGCTAGGCTTGAAGATGCAGGGTATCACATCGAGGTCAAATGATGATTGAAACTATGGGGAAGTTGGTTGATGCCAGCAGCGATTTCAAAACCCGAAAATGGCGGCTCACTTTTGAGGTGGATCATATCCTAAAGGAAAACATAGACAAGCTTTTTAACTACAAAATGCTTGATATAAAGCTTTTCAAGCACTATGAGAAGCGGTCACTGACGGCTAATAACTATCACTGGAAGCTGTGCGATCTGATTGCAGCCGAGCTAATGTCAACCAAGGAAGAGATTCACAAGTCGATGATGTTAAGCTATGGCACCCCTGCCATGGATAAGAACGGCGAAGACCTTTATTACATCACCACAAAGGATTATGACCCGGCGATCAATGAATACTGGGTGTTGCGGGGTGAAGTCCATTTAACAAACAGAGACGGTGAGGAAGTACCACACAATATGTGGTTGGTCATTAGGGAATCGCGAAAGTACAACACCAAAGAAATGAGCCGACTCATAGACGGCACAGTGTATGAAGCGAAAGAGCTAGGCATCGAAACGAAGTCACAAAAAGAAATTGATAGGCTTTTAGAAAGGTGGTTACCTGAGGATTTATGATTTTAGAAGAGAATTATGAAAAGTTGTTTAATGCAACTGAAATAAAACCCAGAATAGGAACTGACGAATCATCAAAAAGTGAGGTGTCTGTTACTAAGGTTAGTGTTGGATACGCTTTTACTTTTAGGGGGAAGGCCGCTGATCGTATCGGCAGTAGAGTCAGAGTGTTTGTAAACAAGAATGCGGTGTTTTTTCCAAGGTGCGAGGATGGTGGTTATGCAGCGACCTTAAAAAAGAACGGTGCACGAGTGGTGAGGGTGGCTGAAAGCAAAGCACCCGCAATACTGAATAAATTTATTGGGGATTATGATTTGCAGTTTATGGCCCCGGTGGGCGTTTGCTTTATCCAAAGGGACGAAAATGTCAAAAGTCAGTAAGGCGTGTGAGTTCTCTCCAAAGGTACGCAGGGCAATAAAGGAACGTGACGGCGGTTGCATATTCTGTCAGATGTACGGATACAGCGGGTTCCCACCGAGTCAGATCATGCACTATGTAGGTCGGGCGCAGCTGGGTTTAGGAATCGAAAAGAACGGCGCGTGGGGCTGTGTGGTGCATCACCAGGAACTGGACAACGGCAAGGACGGCGAAGCCCTGAGAGCGGCCTTTAAGGAGTATTTGGAGAATGTTTACGATGAGTGGAAAGAAGAAGATTTGGTGTATCACAAGTGGGAATGAAAGTAAAAGAGTATGTTGAAGGGATTCTCGGGTCCGGGGGCGAGGTATTGCTTAAAATTGGATCTGAGAACGGTTCGGGATTTTTCTTTGTTGGAACAGCAAAGGAATATATGGATATGCGCACCCGCATTGATAAGGCTGTGAAGGAAAAAGCCGAGGAGAATGTTCATGCTAAGGCAATGCGCTTACTGTGGGCTATCAGTGACAAACGTCTAAAAAGAGAAGTTGAGGACTATGTTCTTTTCGAAAAAAAATTGCCAGCAAAATTAAAAGAACGGCTTGCTTTTAAAAAAAGAGCGGTCAACGCGTATGAAAACGCCCGAATGATAAAGGCATCGAGTAAAGGCATTAGCAACCGTGAAATACTAGAAGAATACGATTCAGACCCAGTCATGGATAAAGCGAAAATTTTAATCATAGAAGGTTATGAGTCCGGGAAATACTGGGATAAAACAGAACGAGGAAACAGCCCACTAGGCTTGGGCTACAAAAGAAATAACGAGGAGGCAGACAAATGAACAAATGGTTTGGATTAGGAAGATTGACACGTGACCCCGAGGCAAGGTACGGCGGCCCAAACAACACACTTATTGCGCGGTTCACTCTGGCGGTGGACCGCAAATATAAAAAAGACAATCAGCCAACCGCAGACTTTTTTAACTGTGTTGCATTCGGGAAAACGGGCGAATTTGTGGACAAGTATTTTAAAAAAGGCACAAAGGTAGTTGTTGAAGGCGAAATGCAAAATGACAACTACAAGGACAAGAATGGAGTTATGCATTATGGCATGTTCGTAGCAGTAATTAGTGTTGATTTTGCAGAATCTAAGAGGGCCGCTGCTGAAAACAAGCAGGATGATGAGTACATGCAAACCAACACCGATATTGCAGACGAGGAGATACCTTTTAGGTGATGCTATGGGGAAGATGAGCAGGGAAAAGGGTAAGCGGTTTGAACGGCAGACTGCTGCACTGTTTCAAGAGGCAGGATACCCAGAGGCACACCGTACCGCTCAATTCCGAGGGAACACGGGACAAGCGGGAGACGTTGAGGGGGTGCCGCTGTTACACATAGAGTGCAAACACGCCGAGCAAATGCACCTATATGCCTGGATGGCACAAGCGGTTCACGATGCCGAGGCCGAGAACAAAGACAATCTTCCTGTTGTTATCCACAAGCAGAACAACAAAAAGGTTTTGGTCACTATGGAATGGGAACATTGGATCAGAATGTTTCAGAAGTATGAGGCTGGAGGCGGTGATTAGATGAAGGTGATGAAAAATGGCGATTTATAGAACGGTTGCAATGGCATTTTGGACGGATAGTAAGGTTGTGGATGATTTCACCCCGGAGGATAAGTTTTTTTATCTTTATCTTTTCACGAATCCGCATACAAATTTAGCCGGGTGCTATGAGATCAGCATAAAGCAAGCTGTGATGGAAACGGGATACTCAAAGGATACGGTAGAAAATCTGATAAGCAGGTTTGAGCGCGTGCATGATGTTTTGAGGTATTCGCCAAAAACAAAAGAGATACTTTTGCTTAAATGGTTCAAGTATAACTGGACGGCATCTGAAAAATTTCGAAAACCGCTTTTGGTCGAGCTGAAAGCAATAAAGGAACCGTCTTTTAAAGAATATCTCATGGCAATATATAACGGTGATGAAGATGTCAGATACGGTATCGATACAAAGTGTATCGGTACAAATTGTAGCGGTACATCTGTTACTGTTACTGTTACTGATACTGATACTGATACTGTATCTGATACTGTATCTGATACTGTTACTGATACTGTAAGAAAACAAAGAAAAAGTACAAGTAATAAACTGGATACTAAAGTAAAGGACATATCTAGGGAAGTTGTTGAGTATCTAAACAGCGTGGCAGGTACAAAGTATGAGCCTGACTCAAAAGCAACGGTATGCAAAATAAAGAAGAGGGTTGACGAGGGGAGAACCGTTGATGATTTCAAGAAGGTTATAGATAACAAAGCTGCCGAGTGGCTTGGTGATCCCAAAATGAGGGGATACCTGAGACCGAACACATTATTTTGTGACGAGCATTTTGAGGAATATCTAAATCAGGGCTGTGCGGCTGCTGCTGTTTTCCAGAACTCAAAAAAACTACAAGGCACTGTGTTTGACGAATGGAGGAACGCATGACAAGAGATAACATACAAGACTTGCTTTGTATCGTACAGGTGGCATATCCAAACTTTAAGGTTGAAAGCAAGACGGTGACAGTCAATACGTGGTTTAAAGTTTTTGAGAATTATGACTATTCCGTGGTTGAGGGTGCGTTGTATGCGTTCATCCTGTCAGATACAAAAGGCTTTGCACCCTCAATCGGTCAGATCATGGAAAAGATTCAAACCACGACAAAACCGCAAGCACCAACCGAGATGGAAGCATGGAGCCTGTTACTCCCGGCTATAGGCAGGGGCAACTATTACGCGAAGGAAGAGTTTGAAAAGCTCCCGCCCTTAATCCAGAAAGCGGTTGGTTCTCCCGATCAGATTGCAAAGTGGGCGGCGATACCTAGCGAAGAACTGCACACGGTCGGTCAATCGAATTTCATGAGGTCTTATCGGGCGGTGGTGGCAAGGGAAAGCGAGCAAGCAAAGTTGCCGTTGCACCTACGGCAGATAAGCGCCCCGGTGGTAGAGGCGATTGAAACAAAAGCAGAGCCGGAGGCCAGCAGCGATAATGTTCCTATGCCGGAGGACTTTTTATCTAAACTTAATGGCTTGCTTGCGAAATAATTTACAAAGGAGCTGATTAACAATGCTTAAAGTATGCCAAGGTTGCACGGATAGATACCTTGGATGCCACGACAAGTGCTCAAAGCGGGCAGCAGAGCTGTTGGTGTATATGGCGGCTAAGGAAAACGAAAGGCTGAAAGGCGAAAGAGAAAAAATTTTTGACGATTACAAGATGTCAAAGAAAAAATACAACAAGCCTAAAAAACGATTCTAAGGGCTTGTAAAAATGAACACAAGGAAATATAGGCTAATGTGTTTCAAAGCTCTGAGAATGGCTGTATGTGGCGATTTGGGGCATTAGGAGAACAATGTATGCGAGCGATTTGCACCAGATGTGGTAAAAACCCGGCGGTGGAGGGTAAAACAAAGTGCTTGAACTGCCTAGACTATGAGGCGGTGGCTCAGTACACAAGGTACTGCAATCTGACCCCGGAGCAAAGGAAAAGTTATCACGCCCGAATTAACGAATCCCAGAAGAAAAGGCGAAAGGTCCGCAGAGATCATGGGGTGTGTACAAAGTGCGGTAAAAGAAAAGCTGACACTGGATATGTTACGTGTAAAAAATGCCGCGCTGAATGGCGAGAAAGGCGGCGCAAATACTATTTACAAACCAAGGGAGGGAAAAAATGACAAGGTGGATGTTGTTATGTTTGATCGTGGCGTTTACAAGTTTTGTGATGCCGACCGATGCCAAAGAGAAGAAGACCAAAAGGT